GGGTTGGTTTCGTGAACTCGTCACAAACACTCACGATATGACTGCCGGAAATGCAGCTTTTCCGGGCCAAGTTCACCACGGTATCACTCAAGGCGTACCGATCAAAACTGGTGTCCTTGTAAGCCTCAATCCTCCGATCTTGGAATTGAAACGCATCCGACATCTTGGAGATGGCCGTTGTAATCATCCCCGGCAGCTTGTCTAGGATGTTTTTGGTGTGTCGGTGTGTTGCTGTAACCTCGCCGGAAAAGGAAAGATTATCGCAAACAAACACCTTCGCCCCGCATGCCAAACCAGCGGCAAACGATTTGTCAAAGGAATTACGAAGGCCCAATACTCTGGAGTAGCCTTTGTCATCCCCGTTGCCGTCTAGGTTTTTGCCCTCAATTTGCATTAAACCGAAGAACCTTGACCCGTCCGGCGTTATCCCGAACTGACGATCAACAACCGTAAACCCTTGATTTAATAGGTTTTTTTCGGTGTATCGGACGAGAAACTCATGGTCAACGGGTTGCCAAACCGAAGTTCCTTTCCGTTTTCCTGTTCGTACGGTTTCAATAGCTGGAGGAGCCGGGAAGTTTCTTATTGCATCCCGGTCAATCTCCTGCGCTCCGCAATGTAACATTAAGCCCAAACTCATGGCTTCCCTCCTTTCCCAAACATTCCAAGCATGTTGTCACAGGCTACCCGCTGCCACACCAGTTTTGGGGGGAGCGTTCCATTGTCCATTTTAGTCAAGACCCGGAGTGCGGTGTCAATGACTCGTTGCTCGGTACGGTTCAAAGCCCGCCCGATTCGTTCGTCTGCCCAACGGTTGCCCGTTGTTTTTGGCCCGATTTTCTCGGTTGTATGTTGTTTATTTTCCATATCTGTCTCCTTATTATCCGCATATTACAAGCGGAACAAACGAACAGAACACCCGGCAAACCGTTGATGCAATCTTTTTTTTGTTTTTTTTATTCCTAGCCACAACTGGGCCGTGGTGTCTAGGTTTAGGAATGGCAGCGAAGAAGAAGCACGGAGGCCACAACAAAACGCCAAAAGTTAAGGTGGATGCAGTCGTGGCAGGGTTGAAACAAGGCCGGGGAATCAATCAGCTTGCGGTTGACAATGATCTCGGACGAACCACGGTTGCGTTGATACGGGAACAAAACCGGGACGTTGTGCCGAATTGGAGACGCAACACCGCACAGTCCATGATGGAGCTTGCGACTGAATTGGTAGGGCATTTGCGGGATACATACGAAGAGCTTCCCCCCCATTCCAAACCGATCTTGCTGGGTATTTTATCTGACAAAATACGCGACTTAACCAGCGAAGGCGGACAGGTTGTGCAACATCAGCACGTGCATATTAACCACGGCGACATTAACGCCATGATTCACGGCACGAAAGGCACGAACAAATGATACTTGCGCGAGTGTTCTTTTTTGCTTGCACATTTGCGCGGTGCGCGTGCCTAAAAAGCGTGTTTTCGCTTAATAAATGTTATATTTCGTTCGGCGGCATTATCGTCGCGCATGGGGGCGGGGGGGGTCTGCGCGTGCGCGAGGCAAAATCCTTATAATGGATTCAGACATGGAAAATTTTTTTACAAAAAGGTAGCCAATCGGTTCGATTGGAAGTATTACCTTTCTCTGAAATGGGACGAGCAATGACACAAGAACGACAAGTATCAGCCTTTAAAGAAGGCATCGAAGCTGTCATAGAACGGTTCTCTGCGGAATTCGATCTCACCTATTGTGAAATGATAGGAGTCTTGGAAGAGACTAAATTTTGGCTTTTACTGGAGTCCGTTGATCTTGTTTCTCTAGAGGAAGAGGAGGAAGAGGAAGACGATGAGGACGAGGGGGAGGAGTGGAAAGAAGACCCCACTAACTAGAAAATCATTTACTGTTATTGAATTATTAACTTCCATTACTATAATAACCCTGCTGGTCGCATTAATGTTACCAGCCATAATGGAAGCTAGATTAAGGGCGCAGAAGGTTATTTGTGAAGTCCAACGAAATGCTATTATACGATATGATGATGGGATTAGACTTCGCTTGGAAATACCGACACCTGTTTTGACTAAATGTTACGAATGCCACATTCCAAACAGGTATAGGCAGCCTTCTATTTAGGTTAATTAGTACATATTAATATGGCATTTACGCCAACGGAACATCCCGTTCTGGCTATTCCCTCGCAAGAGAGAATGCTGGAATTTAAAAAAAGAGGTGAGAAGGGGCTTGACGAATTAGTTGAGCTTCTAAAAAAGCGTGAAGACCTTATCCAGCTTGAGAGAAACGATCCCTTTAGATATGGATATGAACCTCCAAACTGGGCAGATGCGGATGCTTTATGGGAAGACGCTTCGGAACTTTTAATCCAAGGAGGGAACCGGGCTGGAAAGTCGGAATATGCTGCTAAAAAAGTTATTAAGAAATTAGTGGAGAAGAAAAATTCCAAGGTGTGGGTGCTTGGCATGACCGCACAATCCTCCATCCGAGATCAACAACCACTAGTTTACAAATACATTCCAGAAGAGTGGAAGAACCTAAAGAAGACCAAAGTTCAAAACGTAAGCTATAGCCAGAAAAACGGCTTCACCGAAAACACCTTCGTATTTCCAAATGGTTCACAATGTTGGTTTATGAACTACTCCCAAGAGATGAGGGTTATTGAGGGGGGCGAGGTGGATTTAATATGGGCAGATGAGCTTGTACCACTCCAATGGATTGAGACTTTACGATTTAGGTTAGTTACCAGAAGTGGAAAACTGTTAGTCACCTTTACTCCAGTAGATGGGTACACTCCCACGGTCAAGGAGTATATTAACGGTATGAAGATACTGGAGACAAAACCAAGCCCTCTGCTTCCAGATACCGTAAACGTGCCGGGATGTGAAGTTGGTCACATGCCGTATACTGCTAAAGGGAGAAAAGAAAGTAGTAAAATAATTTGGTTTTTCACCTCCATGAATCCGTATAATCCTATTTCGGAAATGGAGAGAACCTTAAAAGGTGAGACTTCTATCCAGATAAAACTACGAGCTTATGGATTTGCCCAAAACTTAACGGGTAATCAATTTCCAAAATTTTGTCACGTACACATTCTAGACCCTAAAGAGATACCTGAAAACGGAACTAACTATCTTGGAGTTGATCCAGCGTGGAGTCGAAACTGGTTTATGCTTTGGATACGGGTAGACGAGAAGGGGAGGAAATATGTCTATCGAGAATGGCCTGACCGGAAAACCTATGGGGAATGGGCTATCCCCGGTGAAAAGCCCGATGGCTCGATTGGCCCTGCTCAAAACATTGGAGGAGGCCGGGGAGTTACAGAGATCAAGGAAATTATCGAAAGTGCCGAAAATGGTGAAAAGATTGAGGAACGGTATATTGACCCCCGTGCCGGAGCAACCCAAGCTGCCGGGAGAGATGGAGGAACGAGTATTATTGACTTGCTTGAAGAAGGGGAAAAGCCTATGTACTTTCTTCAAGCGGCTGGAATATCCATCGCTAATGGTTTGACGATTATGAACGATTGGTTGAACTATGACCAGAACGAAAGCATATCAGTTCTAAATGAACCGAATTTATACATTAGTTCAGATTGTGGAAACTTGATTTACTCTCTGCAAGAATGGACGAACCGAGATGGGGATAAAGGAGCAACGAAAGACCCAGTTGATTCGTTACGGTATTTGGCAGTAATGGAGCCTATTCACGTAACGGCTAAAACTTTCGCCGCGTCAGAAGTAAAAGGATACTAATTATGGATACAAGTGTTGATAAGTTAGTCGAACACACAGACACACCAGATGTCGCAGAGTTGACTAAAGAATATGTTCGGAGCCTACATGATGGGTATTCGATGACAAAAGTTTCAGAAGCCGATAATATTCGGCTAACCCGGTGGACGGGTCAGAGTGACGATGGGAAAAAACATAGCAAAAATCTTGCGGAAGGAAGTCAGGCTTTTCCGTGGGAAGGTGCGAGTGACACTAGGATTCCTCTTGCAGATTCTATTATTAACGATTGCGTGGATGTCCTTACTACTGCGGCTAGTAGAGCTACTTTAAAGGTTGCCGCTACCGAGATAGGGGATTTGGAGCAAGCAGCCGTTGCAAATAAGATGATGCACTGGCAATTGGATACTAAACTTTATCACACGATAAATAGGGAAGCTGAACTTCTAGCTCAACACGGGCTACAGTACGGTTGGAGTGCTTTATTTGTTGGATGGGATCAGAGAGTAGCTTTAAAGCCTGTTGCAATTACTATGGAACAGATTTTCCAAATGCTCGATCAGTTGGAACAGGACGATCCTTTACGAGATTTTCCAGAAATTATAGCTGACCCGGATAGGGAAGATGAAGCGATAGCAATTATTAAAGCCCAATACCCTAACGCTACTGATAAGGAAGCTAAAAAAGCGATAAAGGAATTGAGGGAAACTGGGCAGACCCAAATCCCCGTTGCCTATATTGCAGTCAATCAACCTTCCATAGTGGCTCTTAAACCTTGGGAAGACGTAACCTTCCCCCCTGAAACAACCGACCTACAATCAGCTAGAGTTATATTCAGGCGAGTTTTTCTAACTGAAACTGAACTCCGAGCTAGAACAGTTGATGAAGATTGGGATGAGGATTGGGTTGAGAAGGTTATAAACACGGCAGGAAAGTCTGTGGAGTTTTTCGAGTTTTCACAAAGTGTCTCCAATCTATCTATAAACGACACAATAACTAGACAAGACAATCTCATTGAAGTTGTTTACGCATACACGCGGCAAATTAATGAGAATAACATGCCGGGTATCTATTACACTATTTTCAGTCCGATATACACAAAAGACGATTCTGGAAATGATATTTTCGCCAAACATGAACTACTGGATTATGTTCATTGCCGGTATCCGTTTATTGAATTTAGACGGGAACGGCTTAAAAGGCGTGTAGTAGAGTCCCGTGGAGTCCCTGAAATATGTGAGACTTGGCAAAATGAAATTAAGACTCAACGGGACTCGGTATTTGATTCCACCTCTTTTGAAACACTTCCACCTATCATGGTGAACAAGAGGATTGGATTGGCTAATAAAGTTGGCCCCGCAGTTCAACTCCCGGTAACTAAACAGGGAGACTATGAGTTTATGAAGCCGCCGCCACGAACCCCTAATACGGCACTAAACCTTATTGAAATCGTGGAAAGACAAGCAGACAGTTATTTCGGAAGGGCTAACCAAGGTGTGCCGCCTGTGCAGACTCAACTGAAGCAACAGCGCATGGTGAATAACTGGTTAACAACTTGGACTGAAGCCTATCAGCAAATGTTTACTTTGTGCCTACAGTTTCTATCTCCAGAGGAAATACAGAAGATTACTGGTTCAGGAGTTATTCCTAGATCAGACATGATGCAGTTTGACTTTGTTTTGAAATATGATGTTCGGGAACTAGACACCGAATATGTGGATAAGAAACTGGCAACGATAAGCCAATACGTCATTCCTCAAGATGCTGGTGGAGTTTTGGATAGGAACAAGTTGATTGGAATGGTGACTAAAGCCATAAGTCCAGACATTGCCGAAGAGTTAATCATAGACCAAGCCACAGCTAGTCAGAAGATGTATACCGATGTTAAGACTGAAATTGGTCTAATGATGCTTGGGAATGAAGCTAACTATGTTGAAAACGATCCCGCAGCAAAAACGAAGATGCAATATGCTCAAGACATTGTATCTCGGAATCCCAAAGCTCAATCAGCGTTA